GATTCAAACTATAAGGGTAATTACTCCCATTAAAATTGAGGGAGCAGAAGTAATCGACCCTAAACCTAACAAATGAAAAGACTTTTACCGTTTTTGTTTCTTGTATCAGCACCAGCTTATGCTGATATAACATCACAAATCAGTTCTAGCGTAAAACTAGAAGTTGCTGCTGCTGGTACTACTGCTGATCGAATTGGTAATTCATATTCTGTTTCTGGAACAGGAGTTAATACAACAGACGGAACAACTGCTGGAAGCATTGGAGGTCTTGGTGCAGCGACTAATGGTGTAAACGCTTATACACCAATCACAGCCAGCCAGCTTACAGATGGTGAGAGCTTCACATA